AGAGCTGTAGATGATGGAGTACAAGCTATAAACCGACAGTTTAACGATCCGGATACGGGTGAGTTAAAAGGTGCTGAAACAGTAGCAACAACCGAATATCTTGAATGGTTAAAAAAAGAACTTGAATTACGGAAAGACTTAAATGCACAAGAAACACAAGCTCTTATTTTGGTTAAAACGGAATTACGACATAGAAAAGCTATTAGTGCAGAAGAAAAGAAACAGGCAGCTGCAGAAGCGAATGCAAACGAAAAAAAAGGAAAAAGTGCAGAGCAATACATTGAAGAGAATAATAAGCAACTTAAAGAGAGATTAAAGATTATCGAACTTGAAGCAAAAGTTAGAGGTGAAGCGGTAAGTGCGCAGGATAAATATAATGCGTACATGAGTTCTTATATTGATTTATTAACTAAAACGGAAGGATTGATAACTGAGGGGATGCCGATTGAACGTGAGCGGATTGCACAACTTAAAGAAGCAAGAAAAGCCGTAGAACAAGCGACGGACGCAGATGAAAAACGGGCAGCGGCAATAAAATACGCGCAAGAAGCAACGAGTGCATTAGATAATGTAAAAATAGACCTTACTCCGGCAGAAGATTTGCATAAAGCCATTGAAGAAATCGATAAAATTAAGAATAAGATACAAGAAGTAAGCGAAGAAGAAATAACAGCGGCACAAAAAGGGCAGCAAACACAGCTTGATAAAAATCAACTTATAAAGGGACTTGAAGAAACTCGTAAACAGCTTGTTATATCAAGAATTGAATCTGAAACAAAAAAAGAAGAATCCAAATATGAACAGCTTAAAACAAAAGAACAGGAATTGCTTGCATTAAAAGAAGAATTACACAATTTGGAACTTGCCGGAGAAGAACAATTTGCGCAGCAAATCAACGATATTGATGAAAGAATGGCGGAAAATAAAAGGGCGCAAATGGAAGAACTTTTAACACAAGTTAAACAGTATACCGACCAAGCAGCACAGATTGTAAAGGACGCAGGCGATTTAGCGTTACAGTATTATCAAGCACAAATGAAAACGGAATTGGCGCAAGAAGAAATACGCTATCGTAAAGGCGAAATAGGAGAAAAAGAGTACGAAGAAAACAAAAAGAAAATAAAGCGAAAAGCAGCAGAAGAAGAATATAAAATAAAAATGTGGCAATGGAGTGCCTCTATCTTGCAAGCGACGGCAAGTACTGCGTTGGGAATTGCTAAATCATTGGAGTTAGGATTTCCAATGGGATTGATTGCGGGAACACTTGTTGCAGCCGCTGGTGGTGTTCAGATGGCGTCTCTTATAGCAAATAAACCGCAGCCCCCGCATTTTGCACAAGGCGGATTTATAGGCGGTATACACGGCGCAACTATGGGAGCCGATGATACAATGATTTATGCAAGAAGCGGCGAGTTAATAGCAAATGCCGTACAACAGCGTAATTTATGGGAAGCCATGAACGGTAAAGGTGTACACGGTAAAGGCACAAATATTGTTATAAACAATAACGCCGCTAATATCGTAGACGCAAAACCGACTATATCAAGGAATCAAATAGAACTTTTAATTGACGCTAGAGTAAATGAAAGCCTTAAAAACGGACGATACAGCAATTCATTAAAAGAAGCCGAAAACGGAATGTCCGGCGATTTTTATGGCATATAAAAGAGGTGAATTATGGCAGTAGAATGGAATGAACACGTTAATCATAATTTTTATGGGCAAGACGGCAATTATAAAGACAACCGCGAAAAAGTGGAGTTTAAAAGCGGGCGCACTGTATACTATCAAAAAAACAGCTCACCTAAAAAGACATATTCACTGAATTTGCAGCTTGCCGATACAGGTACAAAAAAAATAAACGGTAAAACCGAATTTGAGCATTTTTTAGACTGGTACGAAAACACCATTAAAAGCGGAACTGTTCCCTTTTATTTGCCGGACATTATTAGCGGTAAAGGAAAAAAATTATATCAATTTCAAAATATTCCGGCATGGAAAGGACAGCAATATAAAGAAATTTCTCTAAAACTTGAGGAGATTTAACCGTGAACGTATATAAGCAACTTTCAGAGGGCGGTGCGTATAACCTGCCCTATCTTCTTCATATTTTTGACGGTGAAAATAAAACTCATATTTATTTGATAAACGATAACAATCCCATGAAATATAAAGGGAAGATTTATCAAAGTGCTGCATTTAATTATGTTCCGAGTTCAGAGGGGGACGGAACTCTATCTATCGGCATTCATACACATGAAAGCCTTATAGATTTACTTGAAGAAAATAATTATTTGAAAGTGGAAGTTGTAGGCATTTTTAATGGGGAAGCGGTGCAGGAAATCGGACAATATAAACACAAATACGGATCCGCGTCATGGGACGGCGTTAAACTTGAACTGCAAATGGATAAAGATGACAGGGGAAATATGACTTTCCCTGCATTGATTTTTAATGCCTACAATAATCGGGGAAATTCGTGAAGTATGACGATTTATTAAACATTCCATTTAAGCACAAAGGACGCGACAAATCCGGGCTAGATTGTTACGGGGCTGCCCTTGAATGTTGCAGACGGGCAGGAACGCCGCTTATCGATATTTTCTCAAATATAGAAAGTATTTCTGTTGAATGCGTAAATGACTATATATCTAAAGGCTTGAATGTACGCAAAATATCCGCGCCAAAAGTCGGCGCACTAGTACAGTCAACTTATAAAGGGAATGCACACGTAGGCTATATCGTAGAGCGTGGTAAAGTTTTACACGCAACAATCGACAAGGGCGTAAAAATATCACCTCTTGCAATATTCCTAAATCCTATTTATTACGAGGTTACAGCAATAAATGAAAGCGTCTTTATATGAATCAATGTCTAATGAGCAATCTGTTATAGAACTCGAAAGCGGAAAATCAATAAAAAAATCTTTGCCGTATCTGAATTATGAAAATACAATCATCATTGTAAACGGAAAAATTACACATGAAAATTATATCGTACAAGAAAATGACATTATTATAATTCGCGCATTGCCCGGCGCGGCAACTACGGTTCTTGCCGCAGGGCTTATTACTTTAGCCGTTGTTGCTGTTGCCGCAGGAATTGTTGGTGGTATTGCAATTTACAAGCAAAAAGAAGCGATGAAAAAAGCTGAAAAAGAGCTTGAAAAAATGAAGAAGCTGTCTTCTAAGCCGGAGCTTGATAACCGCCCCTTTTTGCGCGGCGCAAGTAATACGCTGGCAACTGGCAACAGTCAACCGTACATAATCGGTAAACACTTCTTTACGCCGTATATTTTGTGTAAGCCGTTTTATGAACTTGCAGGGATTGACGGAGAGCAACAATACATTTATTTAATCCTTGAATGCGGATTTAATAAGCAAGTTTTTAAATCAGTGTCTATTGACGATATTACTATAAAAAACTTTTCAGGCGACACGCCGCAACAGGGTTTATATTCCATTGAATCAAGTCTGTTTGCGGAAGACGGGCTTTTAGAAATATCTCAAAATGGTAAAATGCTCGAAACCTTGCAGAAATTGAATTATAAAGTTGTATCGACAACCGTAAACGATGAAATTATCCGCGATATTGAAATAGAAAAACACCCCGAATCTAAAAAACACCTTATCTATAGTCTTGACCCTCACGCCATGAGCGTTGATATTGCTATCAGTTTTCCACGCGGATTGTACGCATTCGACAATGACGGGGATAAAATCAAAACGAAAATAACCATAACGCCGCAATATTCTACAGACGGCGGTAAGTCATGGATTGATTTTACTTTCAACAATAACGGTGTTATGAGCAATACTTTTGAATATCTTATTTCAACTAAAGAATTGCGATATTCTGCGCACTATGATTTTAATGCACAGGATTACAAGGCACTTAAACACCACAATCAAAAAGCAATTTTAATTAGATTATGCAGCAACGGCAATCAAGACAGCCATATCAAAAATGATTGCTATTGTTTGTATTATCAATCAACTTGTTTTGACCCGAATAAAAGCACAGACGAAAAACTCATGCCCTGCAAAGTAATTGAAGACCGTGAAAGAGATTTTTGTACAATTATGGGAGTGCGCCTAAAATCTTCAAAAGCAAATGAAGAAAAACTAAAGAAAATAAACATCATCACACAGGGTATCGCACGTGTATGGGACGGTTCAAAATGGAGCACAGATAAAATACCTACTCAAAATCCTGCGGCGTGGGCGTTGGAGATTGAAACAAGCCCGATACACCCTGCAAGCAGGTATGACGATTCGGAGCTTGACCTTGAAAGTTTTGGAGATTTTTACGAATACTGTAAAGCCAATAGGTTTAATTTCAATTGGGTTATCACACAAAACGCTAAAAAAGATGATGTTTTAGCTCATATTATGGACGCTTGTGGGGCGTGTTTGTATACCGATATTTATGGCAGGCGTGCTGTTGCTATCGACAGGAAGCAGGAAAACGCCCTCGCCGTTTACAATCCTCAAAATATTATCAAGTTGCAAAATAAAAAAAGTCTTACAAGAAAAACGGACGGTTTACGCATTAAATACACGAATTCAAAAGATGATTTATATCAGGAAGATACTTATATTGTAATGCGTGAAGAAAATGGAAAGGCTAAAGAGCTTACTTCTGAAAGTCTTATAAAAGATGTAACCGTAACAGGTATTACAGAGCATGAACATATTGTAAAGTATGCGCGCCGTTTAATGGCTATTGAAGCATTGCGCCCGAAAGTTACAACAATAGAAGTCGGTAATGAGGGTGTTTTTTATACACCAATGTCTAAAGTTTTAATCCAAGATGACAGTTTAAAAATAGGACTTGCACACGCGGTTATTTCAGATTGTTTATGGAAAGGCGGACGGCTAAAAAAAATCATTTTGGACGGGACAGTTACAATCCCCGACATAAACAAGGCTTACGGCGTTATTATCAACTGTTTTACGCAGACAGGCGGAATGCCGATTGCGGTTAAGGTGGAAGCTGAAAAAGAGGGCGATACAAATGAATTAACCGTACTTTCATCTGTAAGAATCAGCGATGACGCAAAGCCTGAAATCGGAAATATTTTAAGTTTCGGCGAACTTGATAATGACGGAAATTTTACACGTATTACAACGCCTTACATTATTAACAATATCAGAAGAAGCGAAAAAGGGTTCACTCTTGAATTGGTTAATTATCATGAAGCGATATATGATTGCGGCGTAATTCCCAAATATGAAAGCAACATGACGCGGCGGCAGGGGACAACACCGCCGCCCATTCCCCATGATTATGGTGTTACTCATGAAGAGTTGCAGAAATCTATTGCAAATATAGATGGAACAAAAGCCGCGCAGGAAGCCGCCGACTTAATCGTTCACGGGGTGCGCTTTTCCAACACGCATAGAATCCGTGATATTGATTTTTCGTTGCAGGATATTATCAAAAAGATTGACGAAGACGCATATAACGCAGGGGCAAGCATTGAAAGAAGTCAAGAGCATATATTACTTAAAGTTCAGGATAACGATGAAAAGACACGTGCTTTTATTGCCATTACCAAAAAAGGGATATTGCAGCAGGTCGAGGACAATAAGAACAGTTTAAAATCATATATTGATATTGAAAGGGACCAAATCCTACAAAAGACGGAAGATTTAAAGCGGGAATTAACAGGGTTATTGGCGGTGCAGGCAGGTGCGGTAAAGGCGATGGTAGAGGGCGGCGGAGCAGCCGGACAATTAGCGTTGAGCCTTGAATTGCCTGCGATGATTGACAAAGCAACGCGCAAGAAGTTTGCCGAAAAATGCGGAGAAGCGGAGACTGCCGCCGTTTATGGTGTTCTTGCAGATAGCGGTTATTATGCTATTAAAGGGAATGCGAGTAATGCGGCGATAAAAAAGCTATGGGATAAAGCGGTAAAGACGGGGCTTTTGGCAAGCCAGATACAGTTGAATGCCAATCAGATTGTAGTTCAGAACGGCGACAAGACCGCCGCCGCGTTCATCGACGGAAAACTCCGCGCCGCCTGCATTGACGCGGAAAATCTTATTGTTCAGCAGCTTAAAATTGATAGCGACAAGCAGAGTAATCAGGATTTTGAAGCGTATTTTGATAAATCTCACGGCTTACAGATTCGGAATAAAAACAAGGACATTCTCAAAATTGATCCGAAAACAGGCGAGGCGTTTTTTAGCGGTAAAGTGCAGGCAGGTGCTGTAGAGCTTGCCGATAAAGGCGTTTTTATTCGTAACGGTGAAATTTCTATCGAGAATAAAGGCTGGAAATGCGTTTTGCGCCCTTGTAACAACGGCGTTGAACTCGCTATACTCGGTGGCGATGGAGGCAATATGACAAAAAAACAGTTGTGGACGTATATTTCAGGCGGTATTTTAAATCTTTTTGTGCTGGGGAGCATTACTTCATGCGGAAATATATATCAAGGGAATACCGGCGGGGTTAAAAATGGCTGGGAAAATAAAAAT